ATCTACTGTTAATTCGGTATTACTTAAATATCCCATAGTGTTAATGTATTATCTTTAATATAAATATAGTTTTTTTTAAAATTATTACTCTACTTCCAAAATTGGTTCGTTTGTACTTCTACCTGCTTTATTAACCTTCAATGTATTAGGATTTGATACAAATGTTTCAATAGGAGAAGAACCATCTAATGTTGTTGCTGCCGTATTTTTTGAACCATTGTAAAAAGAATTTTGTAATCCTCTTGTCAAATCGGTTGTGTTTCTGTAATGAGTTGGTAAATATCCGTTTAAAGGAGTCACTTCAACAATACTTCCTGTTCCTGCATTAATAGTTTTAGAACCAGAAAATGGTTGTATGTTTAAATTTGTTTCGAAATAAACAGATGAAGTTAATACAAACCCATCTCTCATATCACCAACACCATTTATCGTTGTTTTATATTTTAAAGTTTTTCTTGTCTTTTGTTCTTTAATTAAATCAACTCTAACTCTTTCCTTTACTCTTCTACCGTTTTTATCAAAATATGTTCTTATTGAATGACCATTTTGTCCATATAATCCAAATCCAATACTTTCATAATCAGTTTGACCAATTGTAACACTACTGTTTATTAAATCAATTTCTGTAAGTATTGTAGGGTCTTCTAATCCAGCATCAATTGTAACTTCTTTTTGATAATATTCTCCTCCTACTAATGTAGTTTCTGCATTATCTATTTTGGATTCATACTGATAATTTTCTGCAATTAAATTTTCACTTAAATTTGCATCAATTACAGTTTCTTTTTGATTATTTTCACCAGTTAATAAATATTGAGAATTTGCATCTAAAGTTACTTCTTGCTGAATATTTTCAGAAGTTAATGTAGTTGAATCATCATAATGTATTACAGTTTCATATTGTGTATTTTCACCAATAGGTTTCTTTTGAGCAATTTTACTTCTTTCTAAAAAATGTGGTTCAATTAAAAGACCCGTTGTTGCTTTAACTCTAGCAGGCAACATATTTTTAATATCCTCAAACATAGATTTCTCATATAACTTAATTAAGTTAATATAAGCATATATGTCTATATTATTAAATCTTTTAAAATAATACTTTCTTAAGTCATCTAATCCTCTATAATTTGGTTTGTATTTATCAGATGGGTCTCCTATATAATTATCTAAATTAATTCCACCAAATGATTTAGCAATATCAATATTTAACTCCTTTGTAGGAGAGAAAAATAAACCAACTCTATTAGAATCAACAGGTGCCTGGTCTAATGATTTTTTAGTTGCTCTGTTATTAACGGATAAATCAGATATTAATGTTTGTTCTTCAAATCTAACTTTATTAGTTGAATATCTAGATGAACCTACATTTGGTATATCCAAAACAATCGTTCTATCAATCGCTTCAAATTGATATGGATATGTTGTTATATTTGTGAACCCATATGCACTTGCTGAATATGATGCTGATGGATTTTCCGAATATATTACAGAAGTATTTCCATTTTCATAATCATTTCTTGTCAGACTACCACTAAAATAAATGTTACTATCCACATTCATTAAAGAAGATGTTTGTGCTAAATTTTTAGGGTATTCAAAATCTAATCTAAAGAATAAATCATCGGTAGATGCAGAAACGTGATTACCATTTACCATTTCAGGGAATGAAACGTGCTCAAAGAATCTTTCTCTTTCTAATGGTGTACTCCACAAACGGAATTCATCCACACTACCTACGAAATTACCACCCAATGTAATTAAAGAACCACTATTCCAATTAGAACTTCCACTCGGAACACTTGCAGATACGGTATTTTGGAATAAAGTTCTTTCCTTATCCGATTGTCTAACATTTAACTCAAAGTTATGTAAATTACCAACTTGTTCTCTACTTACGGATATACCAAAGAAAGAACCATTAAATATTGGTAATATAGAAGAACTAATTACATTTGAACCAGAGTAATCAAATAATACACGTCCATTATTACTATTAACAGAACCACTTAATTTTACATTCCATCCACTACCTGAAATTAATGTATATTGACCACTTGCTATTGGTTTTACAAAAAATTCAATGGTATCAGGTTTTCTATTTCTTTCTGTATTCTTCCATTCAAAATCAACCTTAGAACCATCTATCATTTTAAGAGCAGTTGTAATGTTATCCATTACTAATTTACTCTTATTATTATCAGTTACTTCTGGTCCTCCAAATTCTAAAATAGAAAGGTTTGATGATGGAATTCCATAACAACTTAATAGAGCATAAACACCTCTCCTCGTACCTTTGTGTTTTAATAAATACGGTAAATTGTTTACAATTCTTCTCCAAACTTCATTTGTTCTTTGTTTACCAGGTGAAGAATTTACAACATCACCATCTATATTTTTACCAAATACATAATTCCAAAGTTTAGAATCAGAAGCTAAGTTTTTAGCATCCCAATCAAACGATTTAAGAGTTTGGAATAAAAGTTTATCCGATATACCATTTTTAGATTTATAACCTAAACCTCTACTTTTTTCAATTGATTTAGTATAAAAATAAATGTTATCAAAGTGTTGTCCAATCATTGACAAAAATAACAACATACTTTCATTGTCAGAATTATTTACAATGAATTGTGGAATGTTATTTTGAACCCAATTTGGATTTTCTGTATCAAAAGTTTCTGCTAATGTTATAATAGTTTCATACCAATTAGAAACATCTTCTGTACTACTTAATTTTCTAATACTACCGTTGTATGGCCAACTTAATGAAGATGATGTGTATAAGAATTTTTCAAATCCATCAAATCCGTTTACTAATTGAGTTTTCTTTAACTGTTGTTTATCACGCTCTTGTTGTGCAGATAGTGTATTACTATGTCCATCTGAATATGGGTCATAATAAGATGCCGATATTAAAGATTCATAATTTTCAATTAATTGAACTTTATAAACAAAATTATCTACTCTTTCTTTTGCCGAACTAAAGTGCACAAAGTTATCCCAAGCATATGTAGAATTGGTTGTATATTCAATATTTAAATCATCAGTAGTAACTAAAGATGAACTTAAATATATTCCAACTAATTGTGCAGATGATGAATTTGTTAATATCAAATCATCTAAAGATTCATAATTAGTAGATGTACCTTTTATATAATCAACATCAATTGAAAAGTTTGGTCCTTTTATTGGTGGGCAGGATAGATTATCTTGCTCTGTAAGGATTACCGTTTCAATTAACGGATTTGTCATTAATTTAGTAACCCAAAATGTTGAATTTGGTGTTACCGATGCAGGTATTGGTGAATATAATTTTAATATTATAGATTCAACCTTATCTTCATCTTTGACAAATTCGTTACCCAAATCATCTACTGATTTTTTAGATAATGTCCAATCATCGGTTTCCCAAGATGAAATTAATACTTGCTCATCGTTACCAAAATTGGCAAGGTGAGTTAAGTTTTTACTTTCTTTTTCTGGTTCAATTATTTGTAGTTTTTGAATGAAAGCATCAAACATTGCTTTACCAAAAATCTCTTCATTAATTTCTAATAACGGTAATATTAATTTGGTAACAATTTCATAATCATTACCAGTAAGTGATTCAGCACCACCTCTATTGTATGGTATTAATTTTAAAGTTACGTTATCACTACCTGTCCAATTTGGAAATTTTTCTCTTAATGTTTTAAGATGTATATTTACCCTTCCATTTGTGGGTTCATTTACAAATAATGGAACAAAGGTATTATCTTTTAATTTTAAATGTATATCCACACTTGTTGCTGCAAACGTATTCCAAGTTACATCATATGATATATTGTAATCTGAAAAAGATGGTACATCTATTAATTCAGCAAAAGTTGTTTCTGTAATGGATGGGAAATCGTTAATAGCAGTAAATGTTACATTTGCTTCTACTCTACCACCAGTACCAAAACCATCACTAACTGCTACTAATATTATTTTTTTAGTACCATATACTTCTGCAAAATCTTTTTGGAAATAAATAATTGCCTGTCTATCTGATGCAGGAACTTCTATTGTATTATTAGGTCCTAAATATACAATTACTCTATCAGCCTGTTCTGTATTAAATGGAATTGCAATTGATTTTTCTAAATCAGAATCTTTTACAGAAACATTAAATTGACTACCATTTGGTAATGAAATTTTTGGTTCTGCATATTTAATTTCTTTTTGAAAATTTGCAATAACAACAAAACTACTGAATAATTTATTTGCGGGTACAGAAAATACAGTACCATTAACTTGAGTTAATGCCGATAAATCTTTACCTTCATTTTTTATTTGAGAAGCGTTTCCTTCATAAATTCCATTAAATGTAAATCCATCTGGAAGGTTTCCTTCTATTTTAAATAAAACTATACCATTTTGTAAAACATCTTTTGGTAACTCTTTTTTAATATACCCTCTCCTGTCTTCTAAAAATAAAACACCACTATCATATGTGTAATCATTTGATACTATACTATATGATAAAGATACATTACTACCTAATTCATTTCTAAAATTACTACCAAATGAAATTTCATATTGACTATTTGGATTTGGTGTAATAATTTCTTGATTATCTACTCTTTTTTTAGTAGCAGGTGGTTGTGGTACAATAACATCTGCAACTTTAGGTACTTCTAAATCTTGTAATGCTTTTAATGTTTGTTCTACATTTGTAGGATTCCTTTCATTAATAGTAATTGGGTCACCATTAGAATCTGTAAATGTTAATGGTTGGTATATAGGTCCAATTGTATCAGAACCCAACATTGTAAGAGGATTGATTGGTCCTATGTTTGCAGCAATTGCAGTTTGTAATTCGGTTTGTCCAGCTGGAGAATTTAATTGAGCAAGAGTTTCATTTAAACCTGAAAGAGCATTTGGGTCAATTGTTATGTTGCTTAATGCTTCATACAATTCGTATGTCATACCAAGCTTATCCGCTTCCTTCTTTTGTTCTTCCGTTAATGCCATTTAATATTTTATTATAAATATCGTATTATTAATAATCTCTACCAGTTGGGTCGTTTTCTACATTTGCCAAACTACTATTATTAGTAGTTCCATCTAATCCTACAGGTACATATTGAGCATAACTCCTATTACCTGAATTTGTTACGGTTAAACCAATTGCTTGTTGCTCTGCAGTACTAAATCTAGTATCTTGTAAGTTTGGTTTAGTTTGTGTAGTGGGTGTTATTTGACTTGCATTTACCGGAGTGTTTCCACAAATACCATGTTTATTAAATTGGCCGGAATCACTTTCTACAATACTCACACTATTTTCAATTGCACAAACCGTTCTTTGTTCACCCGGTGCAAGTATATAAGAAATAACTCCATTTGTACCCAATTGACGTAAAATAAATGTTCTATTATCCGTTTGATGGTAATTACTTAATGTATATTCATATGCGGTCTCCGTTGGTGCAGATGGTGCAGGTGGAACTGGTGGTTTTGGTGGTGGTGTTGGTTCAGGTGGATTTTCTACAATTACAACTTTTTTTACAGTTTTAATTGGTGGTAATTCACTTGTACCAGTAACCGTTACATCCACTTTATCTGGCATATAAATGTTTCTCTTAATATCTATTTTAGTACCAAACGAATCTAAATTATTTTGTATTTGTTTTCTTAATTCAACTATTCCAAATTCTTTTGGTAATTGTTTAATATCAACTTGTCTTCTTTGTAATGCCTTTGTATTAAAACTAATACAATTATTTAATATACTTTGGATTTCACCCAACAACATATTAAAATCATATTGTCCACAACTTTCAAATCTTATTTCAGATGGTTTACCAAATGTAGATTGAGATATATCATAGTATTTATTATTTACCCAATGTTTTATACTATCTCTAAAATTTTCAAATATTCTTTTATGAAATACATCTAAGTCTCTTAATCCAAAATCTTTTCTTAATACACTTCTGAAATCATTTCCAAATTTAGCAACTAATGCATCATCTATTACAGTTAAAGAATTTGCTTCAAACTTATCTAATGCATCTAATATATTTTTTTTATAATATTTAAAATCTTTACTTAAATTGTGGATGTTTTTAAATTCAGTATTTGTAATATGATTTATATTAGCATTGTTAGTTTTTAATGGAACTATACGAACTTCTTCTCTTGATGGAGATATTTCTTGTATCCAAACTCTTGTTAAATTATTATCAGTTCCTATTTTGTTTCTAACAAAATTTATATTAACTTTGAGAATACCATTTGAATATCCTAAATCTTTTAAAAGTCTTTCAACATTTATAGCAAGTTCTTTTTGACCTCCTGCATTAACTATATCGTACATATAGTTTTTCATATCATTTGGTTTAATATATGCAACGTTATTTCCTGCTTTATTTGGTAATAAAACATTATTAACATCATATATAGAAACTTCCATAACATCATGCTTACAATCACCAAAATCTGCTTCTTCTATTTCAGTTTTGGACACAATGAACAAATCATCCTTTAAAAGAAAATTACCTTTATTTTCTTTTCTAGAATCAATTTCTTCAAAGTTAGTATATTTTGTAATACTCATAAATTACTATGTTTGATGATTTTTATAATCTTCTAAATCCTTTTTGGATAACTTAATTCCGTAAGTTTTTATTTCACTTTTTCCTTGTGAATTGGTTACAGTTATCTTCATCGAACCACCTGTGTAATCTTGTGAACCAGATTCTTTTAATCCCCAAAACGTACCAACCCAATTTGAACCAACTTTTGCCGATTCTTCTCTATTAATAGTTAAAGTTATATCTTTTGTTCCACCTGCAGGAACTTGGAATGATGTTTCTGGTACATTAAAAAATCTAACATTTTGTGGATAGGCAACTGATATTTCAACTCTAATAGGTTCTTTATCGTTATTTGTAAATTTAATAGTTTCACCATTAATCCATTTAGAATCTAATCCTGAACTTATGTTTGCTTTAATTGGTGGTTCTGATGGTGCTACTTTTGGTTCTAATTTAATTAATGCCACATCTAATACCATATCTGCTCCACTTGCCAATGCCGTTGCTCTTGTTCCTTGTACAATTGCTTGTTGTTGCTGAGATGCACCCAATTGTGCTTGTAAACCTTCAATAATTGAGTTTAATGAATCGATTTGTTTAATCAATGCAGTAATCTGTGCAAAGAAACCTTTGTTCTGTGCCTGTAAAGATGCTCTTAAAATAGATTCATCAATTGATTTTTGAACTGCAGTTGATATTTGTGTTGCAAACTCTGCAATAGTTTTAGATAAAACATTTAATTGGTTTGCTAAAACATCATTAGTTTGTTCTATTACTAATCTTTTGTTTATCTCTACTTGAATTTCTGCTTTTAAAGATGCAACTTGTTGAGTTAAATCTTGATTTTGAATAGTTAAATCTGCTACCTGTTTTCTTAAATCTTCATTAATTGTAACTTGTTCATCATATAAAGGTTTAGGAACTAAATCTAAATTTGGTACGGGAATGTTTGGTTTTAATTCTTTAACAACCGTATCAACTGCTTTTTGTAATTCTACATTATCGTATTTATCTTTATTTAAAGATTTAAAAATTAAAGAAGATGCCGAATCATTTTCATCAACTATGGTTACACCATATTCGTTTTTAGATATTGCAGCAGACCCAGACACTTTTAGAATTTTTTCTAATTGTGTGGTTTTTATATTTTGTATTTTTTCAGAAATTGTTTCTGCGCTTGTATTCATTAGGATACTATTTCAAATATATATTTATCATCTAGAATTGTAGATATTCCATTTTCAATTATTTTTATTTTTAATCGATACGTTCTGTTGATAGGAAGTGTTGATAAATCTATTATAAAATAATTAGATATAGAATCACAACTTACTTTGGTATAATCACCAAATGGGTATATTGATTCTTCAGTTATGTAATCTTCTATTTGATAGTATGTGGTAGCTGGTAAATATTTAACTTGGTCATAAGAGAATGTTCTATCAAATGTTTTCAATGGATACATATCTCTTCCCTTTAATCTTATTTTTACTTTTGTATCTCTAACATATTCATTTTTTAAATTAGTAACAACTACCTTGTATTCATCTTGAGCTGAACCGGTTACAGGTGTTAAACTACCTGTTGAGAATGAACTATCATCCCAAACTAATTCTAATTTTGGTTCGTATATAGTATTCGTTTCCTTTGAAAAGAATTTAATAACACCATAATCCAATGTATCATTTTCTGAATCTAAACCATGATGAACAATTAAACCATTGTTTGGAATAGAACCACTAACCCATAATTTAATAATATTAGTAACATCCATTCGAACATCATCCGTTTCGTAATCAAATGATTGTGATGATGAACCACTTAAATACCAAGTACCACCTTCTGCGTTTGCAGAACCAGTTGTTCCTGCTGCAAATATAGCAGTTCCTGCAGTTACATTATCTTGCCAAGTATTAATACCATCTCTATATTTCCAACTTACACCATCGGTAGTTATATTATCAAATTTAGTACCAGTACCCATTGTCCAACTTTGAGAAACTGCGTTAGCATATAACGTATATTGTAATGGTATTTCTTCGGATTTAGCTGATTTTAAATTTAAAAATGCAGAAAAACTACCAGTACCAATATTTTCAGCAATAGATTGAGAAATTTGAGTTGAATTAAATTTAATTAAAGCTCTAGCAATATCTTTTGTAGAACCATAATATAATTTACCAACTTCCAACATTTCATCCCTACCCGCATTCTGGTCTGGTTGTTGTAAGTATATACTTGCGTCAAATGATGATGTGAAAAATTTATGCATTATAGTGCTCTTCCTTTAATATCTTTATTTGGGTACTTAACTTCAAAAACACAAGGGTCTAATGATGGATAGACAATCTTATCTTTAGTTGCTTGTTCTATATTGTATTTATTTGTAGAATAGTTACCATCACCACCACATAGATTATGTATTCTAACCGATGGAACACTCATTACACCTTCTACGTTTGCAAGAATTAATTCTAATTCTGAAAGGTTTATTGGTTTATTAAATGTCCAATTATCTATATTAAAATAATCTTGTAGTTGCAATAAACAATTTGCTATTACTTCGTTTTTATTGTAATTAGAATAACATATTACTTCAAAATCACATCCAATATTTACAATAAATCCATTTAACAAATTTACAGAATCCGTCATTAAACGGTATTCTCCTAAATAAGTTTTTAAATTTTGTTTAATAGCATTATTTAAGTTTGTAAGTTTTTTATCTTTATCGTAACCCAAAACATACATATTAATAGCAAATGGGTTATTAACTTCCGATATTGCAGAACGTTTTTGTGAAAGATATTTAACCAACTCTTTTTGAACTTCTGATTGTGGTTTATCTTTTAAACCATCAACCAATCCAACGAATTCACTAATATATTTTGGATTTGATAAAATAGATGCAGGAGAATTGTTATCTATTTCCCCATCAGGTGAAACATATACTTTAGCAATACTACCATATCTTTCTGGCATAGATAATGCTCTTACAATATAATCTTGTCTAGTTACTGCTCTGTTTTGAGAACCAAATGAACCCAAAGCATTTTGTCTAATTTCTTCAATTGATTCACTACTTCTACCACCAACTGCAGGTTCTAAATTTTCTACTGCAACAGTTGTTTTGGTGTCATTATATGAATTTAATATATCGGATGGTATTGATAATACATCTTCTTCAAATTCAATTGTTCTAATTGTAGTTAAATCACCTGTGTTTACGTTTGATTCAACACCCCCACCAACTAAATACTTTACTAATAGAGTTTTACCAGCAGGAGATATACCAAATGTGTTTGTTTTTAAAAAATTAGATGGGTCAATACCCTGATTTAATCTTTGTACTGAATTAGCTAATCCCAATCCTATATTTTTAGTGTTTGGTAATATTTGTTCATCGGTTAATCCACTACCACCACCGTTACCAAATTGTAAATCCATTGTATTATCTGAATTTACTTTTACCGAAAATCTACGAGGTGCTTTTTGTACTTCTAAAATATACGGAACAGAACCTGAAAATTCACTTAAATCTGAATTGTATGATGTGTTTGGTTTTTCAACAAAAATGGTTTCTTGAGCTAAATAAGGAACTTCGTAAAATATTTCGTTTGTGTTTGAATCTACAACAGAAGTTATTCCTATAATGTTAGTATCTGATAATGTTGTAGATGGGTAATCTATATCCGTACCTAAAAATGTAATTGAAGTAGATGTTTGTCTTGCAGATATTGCCTTTACTGTTTTTGAAATTAAATATCTGGTTGGATTACCCTGTGTATCTCTTTCGAATACACTAACAGAATTACTACCGGTTTCCGAAAAATTAACAGAATCGGTTGTTCTAAATACTATCGCAGCATTTGTAGAGGATTGTATTTCCATACCCTCCTTTATTCTTAAATAAAATCTACTATCTGGTACACTATCTGCTCCAACTCCAACGGATGGAACTAATTGGTAAACCGTCATTGTAGTTACTGCAGGTGTTGTTACTTTTGGTTTATACCCCATTGCTTGTGCCAATGCCATAACGTTTTTACGTTCGGTAGCATATGCCAACATTGATTCTTTTAATTGAACATCTTGATAGAAAGATAAAATATCACCAATGGCAGCCGCTTGTTCAACAAACACCATACCAGGTGATGCTTCATTAAAATCGGAATAGGTATTTGGAAAATAAGTTTTAGTATAATCTATGAGGTTTTGCTTTAAAGTAGCAAAATCTTTACCAAGATAATTTATCTTTTTATTATCGTTTCCCCAATTCTTATCTATCGGTTTAATTGCCATTATTAATTATTTACATTTATTTGTACTGAATCACCTAAATTTGGGTTTGATACTAATGAAAACTTAATATCTAAACCAATTGTATGATTATCTATATCATTACTATCGTAATCAAAAATTATTTCATCTATATTCAAATATGGTAACCAGATAGATACTGCATCTACTATTGTATTTTCTATTTTTGAATCGATTTCACCCTCTATAATTGGTTCAAAAAGTAATTTCCAAATATCACAACCAAATTCAGGATTCATTATTCTTTCACCTTTGTGTGTAAGAATTAAATTTTTTAAATTATCTTTTGCCTGGGTTAAAGTTGTGTAATTAACAGAAAATATACCATTAGAATCGGAAGTTTTATTAATTCCAATACCTAATATTTTATAATCATTTTCTGTTAAATCTTGTACCTTTACTTTACCTAGTTCTAAAGCCATTATTTAAATCTTTTTACTAATTCTGAATAATCTCTTGTCAATGCTTTTATTGTTGCATCTTGTAACCCATCACCGGTTGATTCAAATTGTTGTGGAATATTTTGAGGAACATCCGTTTCTCTATAATCCATAGTTTCCCAACCTTCTTCATCTACACTCATTTGTGGTTGTAACATATCCAATACACTACCAACCGATTGTGCTCCTTCTTTTCTTTGTTCTGCAGTAAACGGTGTTGTCATATTAAGAATTTCGTTTAATGCAGGATTCTTTGTATATTCTTTTTGTGGTTGTTGAACCCTTTGTTGTGGAACGGATGTTCTACTTTTTTGCAAAGCAGCACTTGCCGCTGCAAATGGGTCTGTAGTTGCAATTGCCTCCTTTAATGTAGGAGCTTGTGGTTTTCTGTTAGAATTCAATGTAACTGCACCTGATTTAACTAACTTTGTTATTTCAGAAATAACTTGCTGTCTAACCTGTGTCTTAACTTCATTCTTAACCACTTCTTTAATAAGTGATAATAAAATGTCTGATTTCATAATAAAAATGTATTCGTTATGTTAATAAATATAATAAGTTGAAATTTATCCTTTTTTTGTAATTAACCAGGTAAACCGACTTGAACAGTATCTGGGTTTAATATGGAAGCAAGACCTTCTTGTTGAGATGGTGTTAAATTTGGATTACTACCCGCATCGATAAATCCGGAAATAATACGATTACCTAACGAATCAACACTAACTTCACCTTTACCAACTAAGGCTTCAGATGATATTGATAATGCACTTGAACCTGCAACTTCTAAACCAATTTCTTTCACTCTACTTGCTCCCGCTCTTCCAGTTGTTTTTATTATTTGTTCCCAAGATTTACCTGTAAATAATGTTGGAGCTACTGGGTATGTAAAATATCCCAACCATGGTAACACTCCTGGACCAGGAGGAGCCGGTGGTGGATATTGGCAATTGCAAAAAAACATACCACCAACTGTTAATAAATGTAAGTTTGCACTAATTATAAAGTTTAATAAAAATGGTGCAGGTTCTCCATTTGGTGTAACTACCAATGGTGTCCAAACACCAGGTGAAAAATTAAATCCAATAGTTGTTGTTATATTTGCAAGAGAACCTATACATGGTATAGATGGGGTTGGTGTTGGTTTTGAATTTGGTATAGGTAACATCGAATGAGTTGCACCTGTCCAATATGCTTGAATTGCAGGTCCTATATCCCTTAATAAATCACCGTTTTTATCTAATTTTGTTTTATTTAAAATACCTAATAAGGTAATTCCCATTAACTTTTGATTTCCACCCTCAAATGGAACTCCACCTATTATAGTAAAACCTGCCTTTATAACTTTATCATATTCTTCGGATAAGTTTTTTGCAAATACTGCATTTGAAATTATATTTTCTAAACTTTCGGCAGTTGTTCCAAGTGCAGATGCAATATCAATACCAAAAAATTTATTAAGACCTTCCGTAGCTTGAACCGTTCCTTGTGAATACAAAGTTGCTTCCAACATATCAACTGCCATATTGAAATAAAACTCAGCCCAACTTCTGGATGGTTTAGGGGTAAATGGATTAATACCCGGTTTAGCTAAATTAATTGCCATTATGTTTTACTTAAATAATTGTTGGCAGATAATATTGTTTTTAATCTATTTGAAATTTGAACAAAATCATTTGCATTTATAGGTCCAAGTCCTGTTTTACCAGAGTTAGTTAAAAATACTTGATTTAAAATGGCAACTATTAAGTCTTCTAATAAATCAACTAACTCACCACCTAACACCATTTGTTGAACCGCCGCTCCTGCTCCACCTGCTCCTTGATTTTTACCCAAATATATTTTACCACTATTTGAATTTAAAAATATTTGATTACCACCCTCCGATTCAATTGTAACATTATTAGATGAAAGTAAATGAATTGGATTTTTAGCATCTACTGAAAATGAACCATCTGTTATGATACCTGTACTACCTTTACCAAATATAATAAATTCTTTTGCTTTTGCAGATAATATAATTCTATCCGAATTTACAAATAACTGGTCTCCACTAAAATCGGATGGGTATCCGGCAAATGCTTTCTTTGATTTACCAACAGTTTCTTTAAATGGTACTTTTGTTTTACCAGATACAAAATAAACGGATGTACCATCTTTATTAATATCTTCATCAACTAACTCTCCAATTTTTTTAGAATCTAATTCAGCATTTTGTTTATTACGAATGAATATACCAGGATACGATTTACCATCGGATGATAAAAAGAATTCAGACATTCTAATTGTATTACCAACTCTACCACTTAAAATAGTATCACCATTTTTTGGTTTTAAAAATTTAATCTTTTCGTTTACATTGTATCCAATATCATCATCTTTTGGTGTATTGGTTTGAGTAATTCCACCGGCAGCACTTACTTTGTTAGGGTCTAAACCTTTACCGGTATCACTCTTAGTATCTGGTCTAGTATTTTTATCAGCTGAATAATCTTTTCTATAATTTGGATATGGTGTATTAGTATATGGTAACCAGAATGTTTGACTATACGTTCCAAACATTTTTAAAATTACAACAGTTTCACCTTTAATTGGAAATGTAAAATTATTTCTATCAAACGGTCTAGCTACAATATTTTGTTGAACACTATCCTCATATCTATAAGTTATTGCACCATACAAACTTGCATCTAAATCACTAAAATTTCTATTTTTGTTATAAACAGAAACAGTGTCATTTATTGAACCATCTGGTTTATCGTATTTATCAAATTGTTGATATGTTGGATAAACCGTTTCTACTGTTGCTAAAAATGTTTCTATCATAATTTAGTTTTTATATCTTCTATTTCAACTTGAATATCTAACAACTTTTCATCGTTCTTTTTATCAATTTCATTAACAGTATCTTCCAATTCTGTTAATAATTGTGCTTTTTCTTGCTCACTTAACCAACCATCCTCACCAATCCCTTTTGCTTCTGCTGCAGCCAATCGTTGAGCAATAGTTGCCAATTTAATTAAGTGGTCATCGTTTTTAATAGATGAATCAATTAAATCTCTAATAATAGGTGCAAGAACAGTTGCTTCACCCACATTACGAATCAACTTACGAAGTGATTCAATCATATCAGATATGTTCTTCTTTTTTGTTTGTTGATTTTCGTAAATATCTTTAAATAAGGATGATAAGTTTTTACCATCAAATAACTGAAATTCGGATGCCATATTATGTTTTTTTACTAATAATTATTTACTAATCAAATAATTCTCTATTATAAGATAATCCATATCTGAATTTAAAAAAGTCCAGATTGCCTTTTTAGGGTCATTTGTTGTGGTGTGACCTTTTAAATTAAATGATGTATTTAATAAGATAGGAGTTCCACTCACTTTTTCAAATTCTTTTAGTAACTTATAGTATAATGGATTTTGTTCTTCTCTAACCGTTTGTATTCTTGCTGAACGGTCAACGTGAGTTACTGATGGAATTGACTTATAATCGGTTACTTTAACAACCTGATTCATATAAGGAACTTCTCCCTCCGAATCAAAGTATAATTTATAATCTTCGTATGTTACAGATGGAGCAAATGGTCTAAACATCTCTCTCTTCTTAACAACTTTGTTTATTCTATCCCTTACATCTGGTAAATGTGGATTAGCTAATATAGAACGATTACCCAATGCCCTTGCACCAAATTCGGTTCTACCTTGAAACCAACCAACGATTGAACCATTGTTTATCATTTGAGCGGTTTCTTTTATCAACTCTTTATCGGATAACTTACGAATAACAATATCATCTAAGTTTTCTTTTAAAGCTTCTTCTATTTCATCTTTTGAAAATTCAGGACCTAAATATGGAGATTGATTATCCCCACCTTTTTTCTTAAAGTATCCTAAATGGTCATGCCAAACATATAAACATGCTCCAATAGCAGAACCCGCATCGGATGGTGCATATGGAATCCACACATTTTGTATAGGTGTGTTTTGTTTTATCTTACCATTGGCAGTTCCATTGTATGCACACCCACCACCTAATACTAAATTTCTGCTTTCGATATATTCGGTTGAATGGTTGATTAAATAATAGAAACACTTTTCATACCAATGTTGAAGAGCAGATGCTAACTCCATATGATGTAGTTCTATTTCCGAATCAGGAGTTCTTGGTTCGAATCCTATTAACTCTACTAAATCCATAGTGAACATATCGGTATTAGAGTATTCCCAAGTAAAATACTTTTGGTCTATACTGATAACATCTTCTCCACCCAATTTAGTGAACTTATCAAAAATGTGTTCGTAGTTTTTAGGAGTTCCGTAAGGTGCTAACCCCATTACTTTGTATTCTCCCTCATTTGGTTTGAATCCCAAATATGCAGTTATAGTTGAATATACTAATCCTAACGAGTTAGGAAAATATACCGATTTAATTTCACTAATACCACCACTAATATCACATTTTGAAATGTTTATAGTATCCCATTCTCCTACACCATCAATCGATAAACCAATTGCATCATCAAATGGTGATGTGTAGAAAGATAATGCTAAATGTGATAAATGGTGATTTACTTTGAATAACTCCCCTTTAAACCCAATGTTTTTCTTTAAATATTGAGCTAAATTTCCTTCGGTTTCTTTAAATTCTTTTTTAAATCCAAACCAAGTCTTCCAATTACGAAACCATCTCCTACCTAACGTATGTTTTACCCTATCATACTTCAATTCTGGGTTCTCATACCAACATATGGTATTAACATCATCAATTGTTATATTTGCGTAGCTTAAACACCAAGCAATTGCCTTAAATGGAAAAGAGTTGTCATGCTTTATGCCTGACAACTTCTCTTCTTCTATTGCTGCTATTACCTTTCCATCTACTACAATTGCAGCTGCGGAATCGTGATAAAAAGCAGATATTCCTAATTTAATCATAATCTACATAGTTAAGTCTCCTGTTCTGTCAAATTCACTATATAACTCCATTTGTTTGTCTTTCATTTTATTGACAATTTTGGTTATGTAATGAGTGGGATGACCAGTCATCTCTCTAATAAGTAGATATAAAGATTTTTTATTGAAATTTTCTATGTATTCTGCTCTCCTAAATAATTCTAAAACTGCATCAGCAATCTGCATATCACGTTTCTTTGGAAAATGATTTTCTAAATGAATATCCCAATATGCTAACATTCGTTTGTTAAATGTACGATACTCATCATTAATACTCTCTTCTTCCCAATTGTTTTCTGTATCCCAATTATCAGGTAAACCAGATATAATATCAGTATCTTTATATCGTTTATAATTTGCGTTATTATTTAAAATCAAATAGTTTCTGGCAACAATGGTAAAATAAGAGAATGCTTTACCTTTACCTTCTTTGTACATATGAATCTTTTCAATCATAAATGTAACAACCTCACTCATTACATCTCTCGGGTCATCATCAAAGTAACTGAATTTCCATTTGTTATAAACAATCTCTGCAAGTTTATCAAAAGCAGGTTTAATTCTATCTCTATAAACTTTATCTTTGATACGCTGGTCATCCGTTGAATTATATTCAATTATCGCATCTTCTGTATCTTTTGTAAAATACTGTTTACTTTTAGCTTTTCTTGGCATATTAATTAAATTGTTTGAATCTTTCGATGGTTTCTTTTATTTGGTAAAATATCGAACCTACATCATCATCCTTCTCAAACATTTGACGTTCATCTATTTGTCTTAATGCCTCCAGTAATGCTTCGTTTCTGGTGATTTCTTTTTCAATGAAATCTTCGTAACTTTCTAATTTTTTTAAATTAATAACAATAACATAACCTAATGTTATAGATAATGCTAATAAAATTCCAACTGTTATGTATAAT